CTGAGTCTACTACTTGAGAATCAGCATCAACTTTTCTTTTTCGACGGCCAGACATGAACTCAAGAAACTTCCAGAGTGCGCCACCTCCAGCTACTGCGCCGCCTACTTTAAGCGCCTGTTCTATTTCTTCGTTCGTGATCTGCATACCTAAATATAACGAGTGACACCAACACCTAAACCAAGATTAAGACGGGAGATAATCCTTTGGTTGCTTGTCACCGCTACTGGGTCAGTCATCATAGCGTGGTATTCAATGCTTGACATACGAGCTGTGGCTGTTCCGGAAATATGATGTAGCGCAATATCATCGCCGTTGGCTACGGAAACCGTGTTGACTAGATCCGTATAGCGCCCCGTGGAGCCGGCAGGTACAGTGATTGTGACCCCCGTGTCGGAACCATTCTTGTTAATTGCAAAAACATGGTCAATTGCGGAACTGTTCGCGGTAAAATGCACCATGAAATCAGACAACGTCGCGTTATAGCGGAAGCGCGTCACTGCGTTTGTTCGCGTAGTTGCGTAGGAATAAAGCAGGCCAGGGTGACCGTTATAAACGTCACCCGTGATGGACGCCGGTGTCGCAGTGTTTGAGCCAGCAGCCAACGGCACCTTAAGTTCCGCACTATCAGGCACAAACTCTGCTCCAATATGCTCAATAACGACTGAGCCGGCTGTGCCTCCTCCTACAATAGTCACATTAAAGTCATTGCCATCAGCAAGATCTATGGTGCTCGATGTATCGACAACTCTTCCTGTTACACCTGCTGGGATTGAAAGAGTAAACTGTGTAATGTCATTTTTCTTGAATTGAAGTGCAACAGAGTCTGTACGCGCATTAGAAGAAACGTAGCTGAAAGCATTACGAAGTGTTGCATCTGTACGGGAGAAAATTTTCGTGTAGCTTGCCGTTACCGTTCCAGTATTTGCTTGACCTCGCAGCCCGGTATTCCAAGCCGTAGAAGCTACTGAATACGTTAGGACACCTCGCAAACCGAGGATCTGCGTAACGCCCGAAGCTTTCACTGCTTCAATTTGGACAACGTAAGGAACAGCCGAGCCAGTACCCCCAGCGCTGGCACTGACTTTGTAGCAAAATCTATCTCCAGCAGATAAACTTACCTGATTAGTTGTGTCCTCGAACCCTCCCGTGGAAGATGCTGGGACGGTAAATGTAAGCGCGGTATCGGCTCCGTTTTTACGGATAGTAAATGTAACCGTAGCAGTTGAAAGCGTATTTTGTGAGACAATCGCCCGGAAATTCCTTAGCGTCATGTTCTCATTCACGTAAATTTCCGAATAAGCCTCTACAGTTCCAGTAAGAGAATTCTGGTTTGACATCAGCGCATTATAAAAGACCTCGCTAGGTGCGATAGCGTTTACGTTGCCACTTGCTCCGAGAATCGTAGAAGCCATACAACTTACCTCATTACCGCACCCTCAATCTCTGTTTTCTTATCTGATTCAGGTAAAACCGCAACGAATGTCTTGTCTTCCTTCAAAACCATCTCAGCCACATACTCAGCTTTTATATCTACGTTGCGAGCAAATTGTTGTTCTGGATAAAGAATATCCATCAAATCTTTTTGGCTCTGAGAAAGCGTGTCTAACACAACTTCAATCCCATGAGGGGTAGAGATTTTCGTCTGCAACATCGACGTATCAGCTTCGGAAATCGAATGCGCAGCCTTGATAAGCGCAATTTTTTCTAACCTAGCCTTATCATAAGAAGCAAACGCCTCCGTCACGCCCTGAGCTTCGTGGTCAGCGCAGGCTTTACTTTTTTCTGGTATAAAGACAAAATTATTTGTCTCATCTAAGAAGAATCTGCACTTACAAAGCTGCTCTGGCTGGATTTCCATATGCCTAGTCTTTTACCATTCTAAACTTAAATGAAAGTGTCCCGGCGGCCTCGCCATAAACATAAATAGCCGTCATATAAGCGCAGGAGACAATTTCTTTGGATCCAATAGGAACCAAGTAATAGCCATTAGCACCACTACTGTCAGCGGCAACCCGGAAAATTGTATCTGCCGATTCCATCTGAATCTCTGCGGCACCATCTGGAACGAGTAGCGTAGTCCAAGAAGTAGAAATAGCGACCGGAGATTCAACCGGTGTCCCTGTAGCGTCACGGAATTGTTCCCGTCGTCCAACAGGAATTATCGCCCGAGAACCGTCACGAGGTAAATTATCAAAAGAAGTCATAAATTCTTAGTTGTTTACTGCACGTAAGTAGTTACCGACATGAGTAACTTTTAGTGTTCTAATAGCCCCATTAAATGACGCTGTAGCTGAATGAACTCTATTATCATCATGAGCAGCAACTGTGGCACTAACCGTCGGAGCCGCAAGAACCTGGTTATAGATAGCAGCTTTTAAATAGCCTGTAGCGTGGTCTACCTTTAATGACGTTGGGGCACCATTAAAAGACCCCATAAGCACGGTTACTCTATTTCCGTCTCTAGCTGCTTCTGCCATACACCTTTCTTTTTAGCGACCTTAATCGCAACTGCTAGCATCTTACGTTTATCGTCTGTTTTTCGTTGTTCATCTTGAAGTTTAGCCCGTTCGATTCTAACCGTGTCTATCAAGCCATTGAGCCGCATCTTTTCTTCTCGCATTAAAGCGACAGAAGACTCTAATTCTCTCCCTTTTGCATCAAGTAACTTTCTAGCGTCTTCTGTCTTTTTGTTCAATGCGCGCCTGTCTTCTTGCATTCGTTTTTTTGACTCAACTATTTGCTCGGTGACACTTTCTGCGCTTTGTGTAAGTGCCCCGATGAGTTCGACATATTGCTCAGTCTCCTTTATTGCGTTTTTAGCGAGCCTTAGGGCTTCTTCAACGCGTTTATTCGCGTCTAACTCACGTTCAACGAGAAACTGTTCTTTTTCAGCCTGTAATTCAGTAAACTCACGCCTACTATCTTGTATAGCGAGAGAGAGTTTTGCTAATTCTTGGGCTAAAATAAGATCCATAATTACTTCTTAGCCTCGGCTAATTGTTCCTCTAGTTTAGCCATAGAAAGACGCTTGTCGACTGGAAGATTTAGTTTTTCCATATCGGCGATTACGTCTGCCTTCGTCCTACCCTCTAACACACCTTCTGGCTTGTTTACGTTAAGCTCAGCGATACGTTGACGTAAGATTTCATCTTCAGATAAAGCTTTTGATACTGGAGAATTTGTCTCTTCTCCGAGAATCTTGGCGATTAGAGAGCCTTCATCTTCGTTTGAGAATGGGACACGATCATTCTTTAGATCAGCTATTGAAGCTTTAGAGAACAATATCTTACGGGCTAAATGCTTAGATAGATGACGACCAAGATCAAAGGGGAAAAGTAAACTTTCTGCCGCTTTAATCGTGAAAGGTTGCCCGTGATAAAGGTGGGTAAAGTCTTCGTTACTGATATTTGTGAAACGAACAATGCGGGCTAAGTCCATGCTCATATAAAGATATATTACGGGAGGCTCAAGTGACCCCCGACCGCGCTACTGCGCTGCGAACCGCCCCTTTAAAGGAGCGGAATCGCAATTCATTAGGCTCGTGCAACATTGAGCATGGCAAGGAAACCAAGATCAATAGTGGTGTTGGCAGCGAGTGAGTATCCAGCAGTAAAGCCGTCAAAATCACCCTTAGCAGTCACACCGATAACAACCTGACCCTCAGTATCATCACCAGGGGTAAAGTTTTTCTCAGCGGTCATAGCTGCCGTACCAGAAATACAGATACCTGGTCCTTTAGAGAGCAACCAACCATAAGCATTAGCGGCAAAAGCTACCTGTGCTGCACCAATGACTAAGGTAGTCAAAGTGGTAATAGGAGCCTTTTCCAAGAGCTGATTAACGTAAGAGATCGTAATGTCTGAATCAGCTACAGCTAGAGCGGTAGTGAGTGCCCATTCTGGGTAAAGTTCTAAGGTATCAGTGGTATTAGTCTTAACCTTAGCTACCTGACCTTCACCGGTACCGTCATCGACAGTAAACCAAGTGTTGGCGAATTGGCCGACAGTCCAACCAGCAGAAGCCTCGGTAACATAGACAATCTGTCCAGCGCCATTCGTTGATGATGACAAAGTATCAACACCTACGTTAGCGACCGGAGAAATAACGTGACCCTTAGAACATGCCTCGTTTAATTTACCGTAAGTCCATAAAGAACCATCTGGAGTTGATGCTTTAGCACCGAGAATGGCCAATGGAGTAGTAGAGGTCTTAAGTACGTTCTGGAATGAAATCGTTTGCATATATTTTCAGCTTAGGAGGCTTATCCTCTGTCAGCCCTTTCCCCTATAAGGGGTTAATTAATAAGAAGTAAAGATCAAGAGAATGGTGTAGCTGCTGTTCCGCTTCCAAGATTGACACCCTCAACCCACCAGCGCGTTGCGCTAATACAGGTAAAGCGATACCAAGAACCCACTAGACCTCCGGTTGTCGTTCCATTCGTTGAGAAGATAAGATCATCTGTAACGTCTGGGACGAACACATCAGCGAGTGGAGTAGCTGCATCTAGGAAGGCCATTTGACCAGCCAAGAGATCAGCGGCGGCAGCAGTGATACTTTGATTTGTTGAAGTAACCGTCACTTTGAAATCAAAGTAGACACCAACGTCAGAGGCCCCAATCGCTGGAAGAGTAAAGTCGACCGTGGCACTATCCATAAGAACCAAGGCACCACTCATGGCAGTCGTTAGAGTCGTGTTGCCGCTTGAGGCAAGAACGTTACGACGCTGGATAACTGCGCCAGTAAAAACCTCAGCTCCCGAGTGAGTTTCTGCACCTGAGTGCGTCTCGGCTCCTGTATGTGTATTCGCACCTGTAAAAGCCCAAACGTTGTCAGTCTCCAATGCTGAGTTGTACTTAGCAACTGGAAGATATTGTCTAATGTCTGCCACATTCTTTTGTTAACCCTCTCCCGTAGGCGGTCAGTCGAAACCAACCGCCCCGAGGTAAAGAGCAGATTGTTTAAGCCGTTGCTCCAGTTAACTGACCCTGCAACCGTGGCTGCGCTGCACAAATCTCACCATCAATAAATACGTAACCAACATTGGCACGCTGATCGACTGGCATCATCATGTCACGGAAAGAGAATCCCTTAGGAGCTTTACGAGAACCAAAAGTGCCTTGTGGGTCGCCCATTTCCTTTGAGAAGTTAATAGAACCGAACTGAGACTCTGAACTCATATCAATAGCAGCCATTCCAAAGTTTCGGAACTTGCCATTCTTACGAGTATTCACGAAGAACAGCTTACCGCTTGGGCAATGCTCGTCCTTCATCATTGGCGTACCGCGATACGTGACGGCCTTAAAGCCCTGAGTACCAGAAAGACCATCTTTACCCATGACGATACCGTCTGGAGTCATAGAAGCCATCTGACTACCTACTGCGCTGTATTGAGCATGCACGGTAGGAGTCAAAAGAGCCTCATAAGCAGACCATAGGGCCTTAGTCGTGAATCCACCAGTAGCACTATCGGTGCCCTTTTCAGTAGCATCATAGGCCGTAGCAAGCTTTGCGAGGGTAATAGAACCGGTGCTTGCCAAGTAATAACCATCAAGAGCTGTATACGTAGTACGGCTCAAAGAACCATAAGTACCATAGTTAGTGCCATCGTCAGCAGCCATGGAGATAGAAGACCACTCGTTTCCAGAAGCTGTGCCAGCATAAGCTTGGTCAGCGAAGCCCTCCATCAGATCCTGCGACTGAGAGTGAATCTCGCTAGAGAGAAGATCAAGAACGCGTTCGTCGCCTTTGTTTAGATGCTGCTCAATAGAAGCCACAACGATAGGCTTATAGATAGAACGTGGCTGGAAAGACATTTTGGTCTTGTTGTCTTCACGATTGCTATCGAGCTGATCTGCAATACCAGTTACACCTCCATTAGTTGAAAGTGCGTACTTGATAGGGATCTCATAAGCAGTACCCGTTACCCACTCAATGCTTTCAGAAAGAAGCATGGTGGCCAAAGGAGAGCTTAAATTGATTTGTGAGAAAACATCTGGGACTACATACGTACGCGTAACTGTCGTAACATTTTCGCTGAATTGCATATTTTATTTTTGATTTCTTAAAATGTATCTTGCCTTGTCTATACCAGAGCGAACATCGGCAGGGAATGAGGCTGATGCTCCACCACCAGACGGCAAACCAATAGGGGCTGAAGATCGAGCCTGCATATTCCTTAACACACGCTCCTCGGCAATTCGTGCCGCTTCATCCATAGCCTTCATGTTCTGATGGGCTGGGATGAGTGATGCGAAGCCAAATTTAGATGCGTGTGCCATTACGCGATTTACGTCTACTTTAGGATCAATAGCTTTAAGCTGCTTGGTTTCCTGTTCGATATACGAGTCGCGTTCTTGCTGTTCGCGAGTTTCGCGCTCAGATTCATCAAGAATCCTCTGCCAAACTCGTTGTTCGGCCATAGCTGCGGCCTGTTCTGCGGTCAAAGTACCAAGCTGCTTATAATCATCGGGCTGCCACTCTGGGTCTTCCCAAGGTGCAGGCTTAACAAGCTGCTCGGTCTTAACCTCTTGCTTAGACTTAATGGCCGCTAATTCTTGAGACTTGCGCGTATATTCAGGCATGAAATTATCACGCCAAGCCTTAGATAGACCTTCCGCGTCTGTCTTCGTGCCATCTGGTAGCTCGTACTGAGTCACTTCCGCAGCAGGAGTTGTCTTTTCTACCTCTACTGGGGTAGAAACCGCTTCTGCTGTAACTTTTACTTCTTCCATACTTCTGTTTTTCGACTTCTCCCTTTGGCCTGGACTTAAAGTCTGTCCTCTGGGAGCCTGGTCGTTGTCAGTAGTTAGCTTGGGACGCTTTAAAGCGTCCCCGGCAAACCACCGACCGAAGGTTGCATTGGAGGTTGCATTGGAGGTTGTATCTGTGGTGGAGGCGTTTGCCCTTCTGGCATATTCTCAGGCGATTCAGGCATCTCAGGTTGTTCTATGCCCAGAACCTTTTCTGGACTATTTGCAAACTCGTAAGCATTTCTAGCCATTTCTTTAGGATTTTGATATCCAGCATCGGTCAAGTAATCAATTGGAGAAATATATCCATTCTTTACATCTTCTTGGGCACGCTCAAACATGAATCGGCGATCTTCTGGCAGTGATTTACCAGGTATCACCCGTACTTCTACCCCGTTTTCAATATCATCTTGCATTAATTCGATAAGCTCCAATGATTCATCGGCTCCAAAATCTTTGATTAAATGACGTTCCGTATAGTTAACCTTCATTAACTGCACCCACCATCCAAATAATTCTTGCATGGCGTAATCAATAACCTGCACCATCTCATTTAGGCGCAAGAAAGACTGTTCTATCAGTGCTAATCTTCCGGCTTTAGTCTCTTGGCCTTCTCTTTCCCCACGGAATGCTGAAGTAGCAGCCATTATGTTGTCAATTTCGTTTCGACTATCCTGCATGTCCTCAAAAACGAAGGCTGGCAATCCTTGGCCAAATTCACGCACAACCCCTTCAACCACATTTTTGCCCCATAGGACACCACCAGCGTCATAACGAAGCGACTGGGCATCTGCTTTTGTAACTCCAGTGTCAGCGTTTACTTTGGTAATACCATTGACCATCTCCATGTTGAGATAAATCTGATATTTTGCACGATCAACTAATTCCTGCAATGATTCTGCTTGCTCGATAAAGGAGGTTCGACCAATTGGCCTATCTTCATTGTTTAGAATAGTCGCAAAAATATAAGGCTTGCGTGGCAAGTCGTGATAGTTGAACAAGTAAGATTCATAACTTACTTTATTCTCCTTTTTTTCCAGCTTTCGCAACTCTTGTACTGGCTGCTCGCTACCGTCTTCTGCGGTAAGGGTAGCTGAACGCATGCGCCCTAACTTTGCTTTAACTGGCTCGTCATTGGCCTCTAAAGTAAGCAGTTCTTCTCGAGTAGCTAGTAGGCCATCCCAATCCCAATAAGGATTATTACCAGCGTAAAGAATTGCTGAATTGAATTTGACAATAAGTTCATCGGAAATCCAGGCTTCTTTATAGCAACAAGCAGGATTATCTATGTATATTCGTTCCTCTGGAACATTGGATGCCTTGATAATCTCGGCTTTCTTGGTGGGAAACAGTTCAATAAGCTTTAAAACAGTGCTGTCAATTTCTTCGATAGCAAATTCACTTTCAAGCTCATTTTTTGCTGTTTTTGAAAATCTTACTTTATTTGGGTCTACACGACGAACATCTACATCATTGGTCTTATTATTCCAAAACGGCTTTAGAACGAAAATACGTGAGAAATACAAATCACGCAGTGCCATGCGCAATACTTCCTTTGTGTTCAATTTGGCGTATTTAATAGAAAGTGCCTTTTCTAACATCCGCGCTACTTCCTTCGCCTCTTCCCCTTCTCTACTTGGTACGGTGTTAGGTTTTGGTGCATTAGCAATCAAAGAATTGATAACAGCTTCAACATTGGTAAAAATACGGTTTGAAGAAACCTTTGGACGTGTTGGTGGGATTCTAGCACGCTGAAACCAAGCAGACTTACCCTCGTAAGCCTCAGTGTTCTTTTTAGTGATAGTTTTAATTTCACCCCAAAGAGTAGCCGAAGATGCCCATCTATTTTCGATGAGCGCGGAAAGTTCTGCTTCAGCAAGATCAGAATACCGCATAAGTGATTATATAATAAAAAAACTAGACTTATACGCTTATATAAGCCATAAAAATACTCATTTAGTCTTTAATTCCTAACCTTTTCTACCTTTAACGAGAAAAACTAGATACTTAAGTTGCTTAGGACTCACATCTAGACCATAATTGTCCTTTAAATGCCTGGAAACCTTTGTATAACGAATGCTGTTTGCTCCTCTTAATGAGCTAAACCGTAGATCATTCAGCATCATGAAATAAACATCTTTTAAAAAGGCAGTCTTTATCAGCCATTTATCACCCATACGCTTAAAAATAGCTTCTTTATTCCTTTCCATATATTTCTCGATACTCTAAAACTTCTTGGATATTCAGTTTAAAACCATCCTTGGTCTGAATGACCGGCTTAGGCGCGCCGTCCATACCAACAAAGCCAGTTGCACCAGAAACAAACGTCTGGCGAGCTATCCAGTAATATAAGGTCGCGAAGAAATAATGATCTTCTCCAGTCAATGAATCCCAGGTATATCGTTCAACCCCTAGATTATTTTTTTCTTTCACTCTACGTAAATCAGAACAATGTTTGATATAGTCTCTAAACTCCCTATCTGATGGCAGAGCATAAAGAATTTTACCGTCTAATAAATCATTAACAACGTGGTCTATCAAGCGATCTCTATCTGAAAAGACAATGCCTTTTTTATCCTTTTCACCCCATCGAATGATGCTATTGTTTTCTTTGTCGTTACCGAAATAGTTGATAAAGAAATTGTCTTTTGTGTTCTTATAGTGCAGAGCCATTGTATTCTCAGGCATCGCGTCCATAACCGTCGTGCCAACAAAACGCATCAATAGCTCATCAAGTCTATGCCATTCAGTGAATGTGCCTATCTGTACGATGCCTTTTTCACTTCCAAGCACATAATGTTTGATGTTACCCACGTCTACCCCCAAAAACCAGTTACCCGTAATTATATTCTTTGGTGTCCAGTTATCTAGAATTGTGTGACGTTCAATCTTAGTATCTCCAGGGCTGTATGGTTCTCCTAAAATAAAATTATAGAAATACTCTATATTCTTGCCCTCATTCCACTGTTCAATGATATACGCAGCAGAAATAAGTGGCGCAAAAAGTAGCGTCATGTGATAACCGCTCCATTTAGCGTTTAAATCACCTGTGGCGATCCATTTACCGTTTCTTCTATCATCATTGCTTAACTCCACCTTGCACTCGCTACAGATGAATACAGCCCTTTTTGTGTCGATGCTATCCGGCCATGTCATCGGGTGCGAATGAGAGTTAGAACAAGTAACAAACCACTCTTTTTTATCGGAAAGTGCCCAGTCTGCGTCAACACCAGCCCCGTCTACAGATGGGTTAGACAATGACCAAACACCCTTAAACCGGGAGTTGATCGTGCGACTTTCTAAATCCTTCAGTTTCTGCTGATCACTTCTATCTTTCTCGTCTTGTACAAGGATATCTGCGGTTTTAGATAGAGCTCCAGACTTACTGATTGTCCCTTGATAATAAATAAAGCGGTCTCCAATCTCCTTAAGTTCTACGTTATCCGACTGGATGCCACTAAAACAGGCATTGCCTTGGATTATTTTGTTTACTTTAGTTTTTACAAATTCCCTACTATCATCGTCGGTTGGAAAAGTATGGATAGAGCTATAACCATCATATTTCGCAGCATGATAGATTTTAATTGTCATCATTGTGCTCATTCCAATACCCTGAGCAGCCTTTTTATAGCACTGGAAACGAGAACGGTCACAAAGCGGTTCAATAAGAAAGGGGCGGTCATAGAAGTTTAACCGCTCACCCCTTTCATTTTTGATCTCATTATCCTCTATGAATCCGAGGACTGAGAGTTCTTCCCCTTTGATTTCCATTTAAAAGGATTGAGG